TAATCATTCAGACGATGGTACTGCTGTTTCTTTTTACCCTGCGTTCTCTTTATAAATTCATCCGCTCTTTTTCTGATCCTTCTTGTGTAATACCGGATTTCTCTGCCGTTCCCGACAAATCGGATTACACCATCGCAGGTATAACAAACTGCCTGACATCGCATACCAATATCAACTCCCATTTTTCTTTCCTCGTTCAGAATTCCGGCAGTATTCGGTGTATGAACACAAAGCAGCAGATAAGCGTAGAAATCGTGATGTATTTCTCTTATATCCGCTTTTACCAATTCCCCACTGCATAACCGCTTCCACTGCTGTTTATGTATTTCGGTTCTGATACGCAGTTCAGGAACAAGAAAGCTTTGGCCAAACGTGAATACAATTGAATTCTTCTCAAGCTGCATAGATTTCGCCATACAGGAAAAACTGCTGGGATACACGGCCCTATGCTGCAGTCTGCGCTCCTCATACAGAGTCTTCGCATAGTGCAGTACCTGATTTTTGGAATAAAATGCGATATCTGAACTGACCCATTTATATGATATAAATATAACACTTCCCAGCTTTTGATATCGTCTGATGATGCGCTCGACCTCATCCTGAAAGCGCCTGCTATATGCACGAAGTATCTGCTTTTCATCATGCGTGGCCTGTAACTGCAATTTAATGGTAAGATACATGTAATTTTCCTCCTTTCACTATATACATACGATTAAAATTTTCAAAACTCCTAAAAAAAGGCAAAAAAACCTATATAAGGCTAAAAAATATAAATTATCTGAACATTGAACGGTTAATGATACAGTAAATACAATTTTTAACATATCTTGTTCAATTACTAAGTATCATAGCAGTCTAAGTTAAATATAATAGCAAATCTAAAACACGCATACAAGCTAACCTGTATGCACTGCTTCTCTTGAACGGTCCAGTCACTTTTCGATCTGCCTCCCGTCTCAACCATCAACGCGTTGAAATCGTGGGTTGGCTCGCACGTTTGTGGTTACCATGCCACACACAGTATACCGATCATGGGTTCGCTGTTTATATACACAGCCGGTTATGCATTCAGCTGAAAGCCTGCCACGGCGAAATCGGGTTCCCTCATCTGCTCCTGAAATTTGTTGGTCAAAAAATTGGCAAACTTTTTGATAGCGAAAAAAAAGCCGAAATCTATCGGCTTTTATCGTTCTATGGAGCAGATGAGGGGATTGTAAATAATGAATTTTATTGTCTTCAATAGTGTGTTTTTATCATTTTTATTCCTTATATATATACAGTTGTCTTTAGTTGTGTGTTATTATCTCTACTAATAACATGCTTTTTAACACATTTTTACGTATATATGACGTATAAAAAAACTCCCTGATATCACAACAGGAGTTAGCAGTAAGGGATGGGATATAATACTATTTGGCTCTGGATAGTAAGATGCCTTTACTACCATATATATTATTTCATAAATCACACCAAAAATTAAAAGACCACCATTAAGGTGGTCAAGTGCCGCAAAATACTGCCTAGGTATCTCTTTCTTTTTTAATGGGCGGCAACGGTATTATTATAGTCACATATGCATCTCATGTAAAGTCGTAAAATGTCGATTTTTGTAGAATCAGTATTTGTGTAAATAGGTCAGCTCCTTAAAACTGACCTAACAGCAGCCACCCTGGGGATAGGTCACTGCTTGCTTTTATTATAATACCTACGCATCATGCATAAAAGGATATGGATACAAAATGATAAATATTTTGCAAATCAAAGATTATAGCAATTTTTATATAAAACCATCAAAAGGCCTCCTATTATGGCAGCCCCATACCGCGAATACAAGAGTATCTAGTGTGTGGAGCGGTATAACGATATTATAGTATTGTTAACGATTTTTCGCAATAAAAAAAGCCACTCACTCCCGAAGGAATGAGTGGTAAATTTATACTCCGAATGTGCCGTAAGATTTATCTCTTACTCCGTTTTTTAATGTACCAGCAGCCATCCATCGGCGTGTGCCATCTTTGCCAATCCAAGAAATCCAGACATATCCCTCACGCTTTACATAACCGTCATAGCGCACGGACATGCCCTTTTCGTACCAATCGCCTGTGAGCTTGCCTTTGGTGCTTGGTGCTTTTCGGATGTTTATCTTATCCACAATACACGTAAACGTTCCCGTTTCGCATTCCCAGTCATTTGGCTTGCTGTTTAATACTGTCTTGCTCTCCGCCGGCTTTTTGTCCGCAAACAGGTCCTTATAGCATTTCGGCCGGAAGGCTGTATCATACGTTGCGCTGTACGGTAGCTTTACCTCGTTAAAGGCTCCGGCTGAACCGCCCTGATTCTGACCTAAAAATAAGCCGTATCCGTTGCCGAGGTCACTCATAAAGATTGCGATGTGACTATCCGGTGTTGCACTCACCTCTTTAAAGACTGCGATGTCACCCTGCTGCATGGTCTTGACCTCATCGCAGTATTTCAGCATTCCGTTATTTTTACGATTTGTCCAGATATCTTTTACGTATCCGGACTTGGTGCAGTTTGCGTATGGATATCCTAACCACTGCATATAGTACGCATATCCATCCCAGCACTGACTACCGTATGCTCCGTCCATGTCATATCTCTTGCCGATGACTTTGTTTCTAAAATCCATAGGTGTTTTCATATTATTTTCCTCCTAATTTTTAATAGGCAAATCGCCTAATTCTTCCATGAGATCGTGTATTCCATTCTCTCCGAACATGCTGTACACACTGTACAGCGTTTTTACATTTTCAAGCGCATAGAGAGGGATGCATCCCTCTCTCATATAGCGTTTGTGATAATCAATGATATTTATCCGGATGAGCAGGCACATACCGCTTGTCAGCAGCTTAAGCTCGTCAGTACGCTTCTGTTCCAATTTCTTTTCCAGTTCTTCGCGTTTACGCTTTTGCTTTATCCTATCTTTAAAAAGGAATAAAGAAGCAGGGAGTAGAAATCCGGTCAATAAGGCGAGTAGTATCTCCATGTCTTACTCCTTTGTATCCACCGCAGCTGCGACCTCAGAGGGCTTACCGTTTAAAATATTGATAAACGTACTATATGCATCCTTGATATAGCGCCATGCTGCTACGCCGATTGTAGCGGCAATCATAGCCACGGTGATGAGGTCATGCACCTGCTCATTGATATCTGGCACGTACTGCGTAAGCAGCGTAGTGGCTGCATCTACAGCGGCAACCATCAGCATAGTGCCAAAGACCAGCACCAAAGCTTTTTTAACTCCCTGCCACAATCGCTTGGCATCAAAATGCTCCCCTGTGATATTGATGTTGTGGTAAAGGCTCAGCACCACGTTAGATGCAAAAGCCAGTAGTAAAATAGCATAGCAGACCAGCACCATGCTAAGGTCTGCCAGTAAAACAGTGTAAAGCATATCCATGTTTCTTCTCCTTTTCGCCTGTTAAGGCATATTTAAAGAGAGCCTATGAGCGGCTCTCTAATTGCTGTATTCTGCGTTGTAGCTGCGATATCTCAAAGTCTCGTTTCTGCAGTTCCTGTTGAATATTTTGTGTATTACAAGCAATCTTTGCATCCAACTCTTGCACTGCTTTAGAGATATATGGTATGACAACTTCTGGATTTATCGCTAGTGTACCACCCAAATTCTCGACAAGCTGCGGATCTATTTCTTGTAAATTTTGCGCAATATAACCTATCGATCTTTGAAATCCTGTCTTTTTAAAGATATAGGATTCATGCTTAAATCTTCTTATCGCATCAATTCCACATACATCATTATCCATAATATTTGCTTTAAGTTTAGCATCAGATACCCATGATGTTTTGCAATAATAATCTGCTCCTGTGACATCTTCATACTGTAAATAATCAGTGCTGCTGTCAGGGTGGCCATGATATATCTGCCTAATATTACGGAAACCACCTCCAGTAACATTAGAAACGACTACATAACCTTTTCCATTTTTAGGCTGAACTGGAAAGTTCGATGATCCTAAAAATATATGTCGCTCCGTCCAACCTGATGGATTTAAGCCAAAATTCAGTGTGTACCACGATGCACCGCTATTACCGTCAATATCTGTTTGTCCCAATGATAAAAACTTTGCACCAGTATCAGCCGATAGTAATATACCTCTGCTGGTACTGCTAGTGTAAGATGATGCTATTCCTCCACAATGATTACTGTTAATAAACAAATCCATGCGCCCATTACCTATTACTACCTTTGTATTTTCTGTTCCAAGACTTGTAAATGATCCCGTCAATAATGCATTATCAGCTTTTAACTTTCCTTCATGTGTCACATAAAATGGAGCACCTGTCATAGATTCTGCTGTGCTGCCTGCATAAAAAGCATACGTCCCGGCACTTTGCATTACAGTATATTTACCATTGTTTTGTGCACTCAATCTTAACGCTCCGATATCAAACCCACCAATCTTACCAGATGTGGCAGTGACCGTCCCAGTCATAGTTAGATTTCCGTTTGTATCACCATACAGTACCCTACTCCCAGCATTGTTATAAATGGATAATGCTCCATTATTTACACGTAATCCTCCATGATTGATCACAACACTCATATTGCCTGTCACTTCTGATTGAGCAGGCGCCCAGTAAGATGGGTCAATAGCTGAATTAGCTTCACAAAGGAAAGGTCTATTAAAAGCTATGCGTCCTTTGAAGTCTCTACCATAAAGATATACTCTTACATATTCTATTTCTTTATCTTCAACCTCCACAAACTTGCCTACCCGCACCCATTTATGGGATGTATCTCTGACAGACCCTGAACTGCTGGTGCCATCGGTATAATATATATTGATAATATAAGTTGCAAGTGGATTTGTAGGCCCAGCCACATAATCGGAATTTGTCAAAAATTCAGTGGACATATAAAATCCTTTTACCTTACGTCCTATGTCTATACGTTGATTCCAGCTGTTGTTCGCAGTTCCATCAAATGCACTTGATTCCAACCAAAGCGCACGCCCTGTGCTGCTTCCCCATGTCGTTGCTCTGCCACCTGTACATGTCGATGCCAATGATTTGTTCCAACAAGCTGTATCATTTGTAAAATCAGAATTCTCTATGAGATTTATTCGATTATATGATTCCTTGATACCCACTGATAAACTATCTACCTTTTGCGTGATCGTTGAGCTCATGCTATTCACAATATCCTTGGTAGCATATGTATCACTTACCGTTGTTTTAAATCCGTTAACATCAGTAACCAAAGAGCTAAGTTTGGATGATGTACTCAATGCAGTGGATTCAGCCGCTGATATCCTACCGCTAAAGCCATCAACTGTCTGCTCTAATTGAGTTTGTTTTGAAGTGACACTTGTCAGCGTGGAGGTATGCTCACCAACCGTACTGTTAATGCCTGATACAGTCTGTGTGAGGCTGCTGTAATTGGTCTGCAAGGTTGACACATCGCCCTTAGCTTGCGACACATCGGTAATCAATGATGAGATTTTGCCTTGCTCCACGGATAACGCTGTACTTAATGTACTTAAATCACCGGTGATAGTGTTATACACCACAGAAAGAGACTGATTAGCTCCATCCACTAAAATATGGCTAGACTTTATCACCTCTGTACCGTCGTTAATCTCTTTTACCAGCGATGTGATGTTGATTTTTTTGCCCTCAATTTCAGCATTATCAGACACCATATCATTAACAATAATCTTATCCTTTATGGCCGCAGCTTTAGCACCTCGACTGTCCCACATTAGATTGCCTTGTGCATCCCATTGCGATAAAGCATAGTCACCTGTGCCGTCCTTGCCTATCTGTACACGGGTGCGAGTTGCATCTTTGACTTGCAATGTCTCACCAAAGATATCCAAGCGGCCTGATTGTGACTTAAAGTGTATACTGCTTGCATCGATCGTACCAGCAGTTACTTTATCGGCTGCTACACTATCAATCATGGCCGACTTTATCAGCGCATTGGATATCGTTGTGTTATCAGCATTTAAGACTATGGTCTGCGTACTGCCTGCTGTCACACTGCCTGCAAGCAGGGTGTTGACACGCTCCAAGTCTACGTCCAGTACGTGCACCTCGGCTTTGGTGGCATATAGGTCCTGTACGTACTCTTTCGATACGTAGGATGTCTCAATTTTCGCTACCTTTGCGGCAAGCTCTGTGACGTCCAGATTTTCGATTTCTGCATCCAGCGCAGAGAGCTTTTTGTTGACCTCAAGGTAGTTTGTATTGATAGTCTCAAACTCGCCCTCAAAGGCTGTGATTTTGTCTGTGATGACCTGTTTTGTGCTTACGAGGTCAGAGTAAGTCCTATCTACTTTTGTTTGCAGAGGGCCTTTATAACCTGTGTCTTGCTCCTGCTGGGTTTTTCCTTTAGATTGTATGATGCCGTAAAATCCACCGTCACAATTAAACTCATAATCCATGAGAGGGACAACATAAGCATTACCGGCGTTATCCATTGCACGCACGAGGTCACCTGCCTCAACATCAGGTTGAGCCATGCGCCAGTTTAATTTGGCGGCTCTATACGTAAAGCCCTTAATCCGGTTGTATAAGACAGTGATACGCTCCTGGGTCATGCCTGGGCAGCTAAAATAGATGCCAATGCCAGTTCCAGCGGATACAGAATGCTCCTCGTCGATCGTACAATCCAGCCGATTGATAAAGGTGTCTTCCTCGTCCATTTCCAGCGGATCAGCAAATCGGCTTGGGGATATTGTAAGACCTGCGTCGGTATACCATACCAGCCTGAGCTTACCGTCTTTGTCCATAATAGCATTTTTGCCACAGTACGCGGCAAGCACACTTATAGCCTCAATGATAGTAAACCCCTGCAGGCTATCGACTTTGTAGGTAACATCATCCGCCCCGCCCGCATACTCAATACCTATTTTTTTGCATTGCTCCTGTAGGATAGTGGCTATCTTTTGATTACCAATCAAGCCAGTAAAAAACCCTTTATAGCAAAGGGCGAAGTTATCATATGCGGTAAGCTTTATAAACTCTCCAGATCGTACCGGCTTTTCAAGGTTATAGACACCTTTTTTAATCCACTCCACCGTACCATCGTCCAGCTCTAAACCAATATAAGGTATCGCTTGACGTCCTTTAAGGATAGTGTTTTTAGGCACGTCTGTTAGGATAAACTCAATATAAGAGGACACAGCATCCCCAAATGTTATTTGCTCAGATGAGTTTGTGCCTCCTTTAAGCTTAAAGCTCTTTATGCCAGTATACTCGGTACCTGCAATGTCAATTTTCAACCGGAAATGGCGGCCAGATTTGGATATTGCCGTTTTATATTTATCGGATGTGGTTATCATCGTACCACCTCCCTGTGCTAATCTTCGATTTTAAGCATAAACTCGATTGATTCAAGCTCATTTGCTGTCAGTTCCACACGGTCCAATTCATCGAGGGTAAGCCGCCTCACGTCGATTTCTTCCTCCAGCTCTAAAAGCTCCTTATATTCATCAAAATACTTCTTGCGAGCTGATAAGTCATCTTCCGGTATAGCGTAATTGCCGTCTTTCTCGACGCCATATTTTTTGATTAAATCCGTGCGCTGCTCCTCCAAAAAGACTGACTGCTTTTTTATTGACTCCAGCGTCTTTTTGATATGGTATGACTGTTTTACGGGTAAAGTGGTGTTGAGCATCTTGCCAAGTGCTGGCTGTGCGTCTACAATCTGTTTATTTTTAAGCTGCATCCTTGTTACCTCCTGCCAGTTCTGCGATAATCGCATCCTGCTCTACATAGATTTCATCCTCTGCTGCAGCCTCCGCGGCTCTAACTTCTGTGCGATTTGCCTTGTAGAGAGTCTGGTTGCTGATGTAATGCGTCAGATTTGCGTTTTCTGGATTGCTGGTATTGATTACAGCCTTTACCTGCTCGACCTGTACGTTGTCTACCTCGATATTTTTTGTTATCTCAATATTTTTATTTGATTTTGTAATTACTGCCATAATATCCTCCTTATTGCTGTATTATTTTTACAGTCGCTTTTTTGTACCAGTAGATGCCATCACCTAAGAGCCCTATATGCTCCTCGTTAATTGTACCCCGGTATGACATGATAGAGAGGCTTGCCCCTCCTCCTCCATCGAATGAAAAAGGGAAGAACCCTGCAATCAGATTTTTTCTGATTTTAGCCATTTCGGACTCTTGGAGCACTCCCCATTCGATAGTTATTGTCTTTTTCTCGGCCACGACGTCTCCGGCCATAGTACCACTTGATGTACGTCCAGTGTTGCTAGACCATATGATCTCGTTGTCGATTTTTATAACAGTAGGCGCAGGCAGCGCCACACCGTTTGCCGTGAGTATTGCCATACCCGCACCTCCTACATATCTATAGGACACTTACCATTTTTACGAGTATCCTTGTTTACATTTTCGACGACTTTTTTCGTTACTTTTTGATCGTCAATATAAACATCAGTGTCTTTATTCCTGATTTCTTCCTTAACCTCATCAAATTTCTGCTTCAAACCTCTCACTTCTTCAATGAGGTCCTTCATGGTCACTTTGTCTGTATCATTTTGTGCTTCCTTCCATTCATGCTGCACGTTTAGGCTACGTTCGCCCGCAAAGGCTATTGTCGGCTCCTGTAGCGCCGCCTGCATAGCTCCCGACATAGATTGAGATAAGCTCTTGACCTGCCCTATAAATCTTGGTGTGCTTGCTGCCAGAGTCTTACCAAGCCCCTCCATCATATGTGGCATCCATTGCTCATACTCTCGCAGAGGGCCAGTATCCGGTCGTGTAAAGTGTAGCCATGATGCAACGATGTTAGCGGCTTTTTTTACCTCGTTGGTTACTTTATAGGCATAATCTTGGATACCGTTTGCAAATCCCGAAATCATGTGCCCGCCCCAAGTGTAGGAGCTGCCGCCAAGACCACTAAGCCATGACGTGGCTTTATTTACGCAGCTCTGTACGGTAGATTTTACATTTACAGTGCCAGAACCTTTTTTAAATTTCTCCATCATGTTTTTGGCCTTATCATACATATCGTTGTACATTTTATTGGCAATCCATTTTGTAGTATCGCTCAGATTACTTGTTACAGATGACTTCATTCCTTTGCTGCTAGAGTCCACGGTATTTTTGGAGTCCTTAAAAGTACGCGAGATATCATTTTTAATAGAGCCGCACTTGTCAGACATAAAGGTGACCAGAGGTCCCCATGCATTTTTGGTATCATTGCTCATGCCGCGGTTTGCACCGATTAGAGAGTCGCGCGCATTGTTAAAGTTCTTTTCAATTGATTTTCCCGCTTTCTCTGAGTTGACACTTACATCATTACGCACTGTATCAATGGAGTCTGCCACTACGCCCTTTATACTCCCCCAAGCACTTTTTGTGTCCTTGTCAGAGCCATTCCAAACACTCGATATTTTATCTCCAATTTTACCGAATAAGTTACCGGCGCTATCCTTTAGATTAGACCACGTATCCCCTAAGGATTTTGTGATTCCATCCCACGCCTTGCCTGCTTTCTTTTTTATATCTGTCCAGACGTTGCCTATAGCCTTGACTAGCCCGGAAAACAGTTTAGGTATTGCAGTTACAAGTCCTTTTATAGTCTTTGCGATACCGTTTTTTAAGCCCTCAATGAGGTATCCGCCTATCTCAGCAAAAACCGTACTCGGAGAGTGGATTCCAAATAGCTCTTTTATACCGTTTATGATGGGGTCAACTATTACACTACGTAAAAAGCCTATCGGATCAGCGAAGAAATCACGTACACCGTTGCAAAAACCGTCCCATAGCCACTTGCCAAGGTCTGCAGCTAGACTCAGGATACCAGACCCTATGCCGTGCACAGCTGCGATTATTGTTTGGAGTAAAGAGCCTGCAATGCCCCACCAATCAATGTTTTTGATAAAGGTTGCAATGTCGGTGCCTATTTGCCCCCAGTCTACACCCCTTATCGCTGTAAGCAATGTATCAAGGATGCCCTGTGCTGCATCGCTCAGAGTCATGCCAAAGTCAGCCCAATTTATGTTATTAAAAAAGGCGTTTATGCTCTTGGCAATCGTATCTCCCAGCTTGTGCCAGTCAATGTTTTTAACAAAGGTATGCACAGAGCTTATTGCTCCACTTAGACCTTTGCCGAGAGCTGCTGTAAATTTTGGCATATCCACGCTGTACATAAGACCCATTACTCCATCAGCCAGAGCCTTACCGATAGCAGGCCAGTCAGCAGTCGTTACAAATCCATAAAGCATGTCGATGCAAGCTTGTACATATGACCCAATCGTATGCCCCAACTTATCCCAGTCAACGCTGTACACAAGACCGTTAAGCCCCTGAGCTAATGCTTTACCTATCCGCTCCCAGTTAATGCCAGTAAACAACAAATACAACGTATTTACGATAGTGTTGATTCCGGTGCCAAACATTCGACCGATATTTACCCAGTTTATCGTATCTATCAAGCTGTTAAAGAGCTCACAAAACCCATCGCAAAACTCTGTGATGGATTTGCCTAAGTTATCCCATGATATCCACTTTGTAAATGATGCTACAGCCTTATTGACCTGCTGACCTATGAGCTTACCAATACCGGCATAGTCACCCTCGGCCCACAGGTCTTTGAGCTGCTTGACCCATTTTTTGATAGGTCCGTCATCGACATCAGTCGGTGTGTAGACCGGCATATCGCTCCCGCCGCCACCGCCGCCGCCAGAGCCGGCAGAATCATCCGCATCATCCAACTTGTTGATCTCGTCAAATCCCATGAGTGACCTGCGAGCCTTTTCCGACGCTTTAGCTGCTTTATCAGCAGATGAGCCGTATGCACCCATTGCATCCTTTGCTGCATAGATACCGGATGTGGCCTGCTTTGTTGCCGACATTGACTTACCAAACAGCGCAGACATAAAAGCCGCTATATAGCCGGTCACCGTGGCCAACGCAGACATAAGCGCATTAAGTGCGGGCATGATTGCCTGAAAGATAGGTGTAAATGCTGTGGCCAAATTAGAGCGTATCTGATTTAAACTATTTGCAAACGCAGTATTTGTCATAAGGGTAGCCCCAATGTTTTGAGCGAGTGCCATAATGCCTCGGCTCACTAGGGGGAATATCAGCGAGAAAATCGTAAACGACTTAATCAGCTGACCTACGCCCATATGAGCGCGCCCCATACCGTTAGAGGCCTTTTTACCGGCTGACCCTATACCAAGTAATCGGCTTGCAAAAGACGCCGCATGCTGTCCTGCTGATTTTAGCCCATTACTAAACTTATGCAATGCTGATGAGGCTAAGCGCTTTGTAAATTGCAAGATAGCATTGCCTGCTGCTCTAGCTACCCCGGACGTTGCTCCCATCTGTCTATTCATCGCGCTAAGAGTGATGTTTGTCCGTGCTGCAGCATCCTGCAGCTTAGCGATTTGTGTATCAAGCCCCATCACCTGCTTATCAAGAGCACTCTCAGCTTGTGCACTCATGTTAGGCTTATAAGATTCAAGCAGCGTTTTCCGTTGCGCTTGTTTTGCAAGGATCTGATTGTCGTACATATCCATCATGTTTTCAAGCTCAGCATATTTCTGGCGGGTCATTTCTGTATCAAATTGCGGGTCAAACTTGACTTTAGGCTTGCGTATACTGATTCCCGGCGGCCCTCTCACACTAGGACCATGTGAGACTGTTGTGCTTGGCTCTGTGTCGCTCTGAGCCTTCTGATAAGGCATCTGCACACCAGACATTTGCTTGACCATGCCCGCCATCTGCTCAACAAAAGCCTGCATTTCAAGCTTTGTACGGTTGAGAGTAGCCTTTACGGATTCATTCATTTTGTCGAGACTAGCTACAAGAGACTGCCTAAGATTTTTAAACATATCCCCACTCATAGCATCCACCTGCTTGCGTATCCGGTCAGCTATCTTACTCGACTCTGCCTGTATATCTTTGTCAAGGTCTGATTTTATCTCCAGATCCATCTGTATAGACCCTGCACTTGTCGCTCCCACATCATCACCTGCCTTTCTAAAAATAAAAAGGAAGTTATTCACTCATGTCCATAAACATCGCATAGACTTCTTTCATAACTTCCTCTTTATTCATGCTCTCAATCATTCTCTGGGTTTGCTTATCTCTCCATTCATCCCGAATGCGATGCTGCTCATCGCTAAAATGCTCCAGTGTGTCAGCATCATCCTCAGCTCTAATGGATATGATATTGCCCAGAGGTGTGTCTGGCATAATACCTGCTAAAAGTGTGGTAAACTCAATCCAGTCCATCTTATCGTCATACAGATCCTTTGTGGGGTACTGCATGGCAAAAGATGACTCTATCAGCTCCCAGTCTTCAAAGATATCATACCAGCGGTCTACTTTTTTTCTTCCGTCGTTTTCCCATCATCAAAATCTACTTCTGTATCTCCGATAGCCGCCATGATAACAGCCACGATATCGTTTGTAGCTGCCATCGTCATATTGCTCTCGTTGATGTAATCCAGAGCTTCCTTGCCGAGTGCAATCTGTATGATCTTATCAATCATTTTAATGTCAGATTCAAGGTCGTCTTCCGTCTTTTTCCGGGCTTTCTTGACCTCGGACATAATCAGCAGCACGTTTGTTTTAGACGTGTTTATAGGATACTTGTGCTCTGCGTCGATTTCAACTACAGGCCTCTCGTTGCGGTTTCTCAGGCGGTCTATAACATCGTATCTGCGTCCCATCTTAAGCGCCTCCTTCTGGTGTTGTTGGCGCCGGTACGAATGTAGGTTTTCCGTCGAATATAATGTCAAGTTCCAGCGCAGCAACATTTGTGCTGTCGCCGCCTGGTGCAGCTTTAACATCCAGCACACAATCACCTGTAATACTAGAGCCGTCCGGGAAATCAATAGAATATTTAGTGCTACAATCAAGACCGTCCTTCCACAGTACAGTATAAACATAATCGTTCCCCTTATCTCCTACGCTTCTTTTACCTTTCAGGGATACAGTAACTGCTTTGGCAGTTGCCAGGGCTCTGCCCCATCCTCCCTGGTCCATCGGGTTCCATTTTTCCACATTACTTTCAACCGACAAGGAAAATGACTCCATATCCTTAATGGATGCCATATCATCTTCTGAGCTTGCAAGTCCCTTCGTCCCAATACTAAAAACAATGTCAAATACCGGATAGACACCTGTCGTTACTTTTGCCATAAATTACTCCTTTCGCTCGTATGTGAGCCATGTTTCAATTACATATTCGTATATCCCATTCGTGTCTGTTCCGACACCTATGGGTTCGTCGCTTCTCATATCACATTTAACAATTCGATACCCACCAATGACCGGTTGCTGCCCATAAAAAAGAGCATGTATGCTTTGTGCAACACGCTCAGTTTCATCCGGGTTTTTATTCCAATGCACTACGATAGATATGCCTTTTACAGCTGTAGTAGTGTTTTGTAGGCCGCCTACAGCTAACACGCTGCGATTGCTTGTTAGATTGCGTACACAGACCGTTTTATCCTTAGATACGTCATAAGTACCTATCTTCCAGGCATCTGCTGAGATCTGTGTTTTGAGCCAGTCCTTGACGTCTTTTAAAGTCATCATGTGATAAGCCCTCCACTTTCTTGCTTTAAAAACCTAGCAAACGTTTCTTGCACCCACTGTAATCCATCACCATCCAAATAATATTCCATCCAATGGTCCTGCGCATCGTGATTTTTTGTCCGCTGAAAAGTAACAGGCTGATGCTCTTTGCCGTTTTTATCAACAAACGGTAGATTATAATACAACCTGCGTGCATAAGGTGTATCAAAGATAATTGCCGCAACCAGTTTTGCACTTATTTGTCCTTTATCAGCAAACCCGCTCCGCTCCAAGTCTCCAATATCTTTTGGTACAACAGCGCGACTTTTGATATCAGAGAGCATAGCCTCTGCGGTCAGCTCTAAAGCGCGTTCTTTGGCCTTATTCAGCTGTGCCATCGCCTCCCGATTGATTTTAACTTTTACGCTTTTAATCCTCATAACAAATCAACCTCCGTGCTGTAGATAACACCCAGTAGCTTTGGCTTGCGGACAGCATATATCTGCTTGCGCTCCGCACCAATCTGTACAAAGCCCTGGAAAGCTGTCTTGCCCTCCAAGGCTTGTACATCGCCATGTATGATAAGCATACCGCTGAGGGATATCTGTTTGCTGTCTTTGCCGTATACAATCTTTGACTTTTCGTCGTAGATCGCCAATCCATCATAGATAACAGTCTTGATAGGCCCCTGGTCCTCTGTGTCCTGCTCCTGATAAACAACAACATGAGTAGTTGCCTCGTGGTCAGGAAACGGGAAAGGGCTCGCAATTACAACACCAGGCATCTGAGTCCTGTATCCTCTAAGAGGTTGATTATCTCTTGCGTAGTGCTGATACCGCCGTAGGTTACGTTGGCCATCTCGACTTTTGTGCTGCCTGCGTTATAGCCTTTTAGCGGACTATTGATATACGGACCATACTGCTTGATATAATCAGCCTGTAGGCAGACAGCACGGCTTATGAGCTCTTGCTGATAGGGTGATAGATTATCATACCCTTTGCCCTTGATGCGTCCAAAGCAGAGGTGGTCGATGCTGTACTCCGCATCTTTTAAGGCCTTGGGTAGCTCATCTTGTGATATGAGGTTACCGCTGTAATCAGCGGTGTAGTATTCAGGTGTTGCATACATGCTATTCACCTGCTTTCTTTTGTTCCTTTTCATACTCCTTGATTCTTTTCTTTAACTGTTGATTTTCTTTTTCCAAAGCAGCATATTCACTATATGCGATTTTCTTCTTTGGAGAGTATTCCAGCAGTTTTCCATCCTCCCCATAGATATCGTATCCTTCTTCAAGGTATGCATGCTTCTGCTCTTCGGCAATGGTGTACTCTTTATTGTCTTTTAATGCTTTCATGCTTATCCCTCCGCTTCTGCATTGATGATACATCCCTGTTCCAGCAGATCATCCAGCAATGCGAATGTTCCGTTGAAACGTCTGTTCTGATAAAGGTATTTGTCCGCAGTGCGGCTGTCATGACCTGGTGTAAATGCCTTGATATAAGAGTATTTGACGCGGGATACCTGTGCCTCAGGGTCAATCATGATGTAATTGATTTGTTTTCCTGCACTTGCTACCTGGAAGCCTTCTGTGAAGTCAAAAGCAGTCTTTAAGCGGCTTGCCGGCGCAGTCTTAATAGTGCTGATATCATCCAATGAGCGTACACGACGATCAATATTCTTCACGCTACCAGATACCTCCAAGGTACGCTGGATGCCTTCTGCGTTTTTCAGTTTAGTTTTAAATGCAGGTGTACAGTACATGATAACACGTTCTAAAGGTACTCCTGCTTCTTCCATTGCTTCGATATTTGCGTCAAAATCAGAAAGGATATTTGCGGTTGTGATCGCTGTATTACTGATTTTTGCACCAACACGTTTTGCCTCTGTGTAGAGCTTAGAGAAGGTGTAACAATCTAATTCAGGAATAGCCTGCGTCTTCTCAAAACGTGATTGAATGTTTGCTAAGGAAACAATCTGATTCGTTTCGTCAACATCCATAGGGTCAATCGCGAATTCGATATCGCGATCATGGTCTAATGTCTTTGTTTCAAAGTCGTTACCATAAGAACCTGTGTTAAATGATAACGTCTTACGATTGTGATCTTTATAACCGGATACTGTGATTTTTGGTAATCGGATATCTTTTGTATTGATAATCTGAATGTCCTGATTTGTATTATACAACTCATTAGACATTAGCAAGTGCCCGTACATTTCAATGATACGTGGCCAAAATTGCGTTACATAATTTAATTCTGCCATTTATATAGCCCTCCTATTTTTTCTTAACTCCGAAAATATTGTCAAGTTGATCATCGACACCATTTCCGCCTGCAGTGCCTTGATTCCCTCCACCAATCTGCTGGAATCCTCCTGCTTGTGTTGTGGACTTGAAATCAGGGAATGCCTTTAAAACTGTTTCAATGGCCGTTTTGATGTTGTCATCGTTCAGCGTACCATCTTCTTTTGTTGCGTTTGCACGGTCTACAAGCTTACTTAAAAATGGTACTTTTTCAGCCTGCACTCCTAGCGTCCCTGCTAATTCTGCAACTTTCGCATCAATCTGTGAGTTCAGGATTTGTGCTTTCAGTTGTGCATTTTCCTGCTGCATAGCCTGGATACGTTGTGCTTCTTCCTGCTGTTTAGTTGCCTGCGCCTGCTTATATTGATTCATTGCTTCACTGGCCTGTTCTGGTGTCAATCCCTGCTGCTTAAAATATCCTTGTAGCACCTTGTCTTCTGTTCCAGCTGAACGTTTTGAAACAACTTCCGCGAGCTTGTCGTAATCAATCTGTTGAGTAGCGGTTCCTTGTGCTCCTGCTTGTGCACCAGCATTGTCACCTTCTCCGCTGCTTCCATCTTCTGCAAAAAGCTGAATATTCAACGGATATCTTAGGTAATTTCTCATTTTTAATTTCCTCCTGTTTATTCGGGTGTGCTCCCCTATCCTTTCGGACATGCACCTTTTAAAGCCTTGTCATGGTTGGGCATAAAAAAGCGAACTATTTACGTCCGCCTTTACCTTTCTTTTTACAAGACATGTTAATCACCTCCTTAACTCTATACCGTCCTTTACTTCAATTGCTTACCAAAATACGGTAGTTTGCGCTTGGGTGGGTCTTTCACGTGCCTTACCTCTCTTTCCGTTCTTCCGCAAAAAATGCAGGTACGCTTTATTTTCAACGTCCTGTACATCAATCTTTTATCACAATACTGGTCTTCTACTATCTCACAATAGCTATGTCTGCACATGACTTTTACCAGCTTCTTTTATTTTCTTGTGATAGTGTGCTTGCATGCGGTATAAATCATCACTTTCATCATCATGTGTTTTATAATACTCATCGATCTTATAATCAAGTTCCTGCATGATCTTTTGTTGCTTCTTATTTGCCTTTTCCACGATTTCCCTCCACTAAAAAAGCACCCAATTTATGAGTGCTTAATAACTACTTGATTTTCCATCCATCAACTGGATTGTAAGTTCTGTCACTTAACTCTACCCTGAAAGACGTTCTCAATGCTTCTTCACATTCCTTTTGATACATTTCAAATATTTTTTTCTGTTCTAATGTAGCTGAATCGTTTATTTTCTCGCCGACAAAATTACCATTATTGTCATACACGTCTTCAATCAGATCAATAATTTCTAAAGGTGGTGCAAAAAGCATTTCACTTCAACCTCTCTTTCAGCAGTTCCATAAAGATAAATTTTGCTTCTGTATCTGAATAATCAGAGAACGCTTCTGCAAAAAATTCCCCATTATTAGTCATGGATTTGGTTTTGGCATATGAGCTAAAATATCTCGCAACATTTTCATCTGTATCAGTAACACCCAATCTTTCTAATGTTTCGGCCCTTAATTCTGTTGCAAAATCATTTCTTTCCAAGTCGTTTATGAGTTTTTGCAATGGTTCATCACTGTATGGCTTACCGTATTCAAGATGATTCTTTCGCACATAATAATCATAATTGAGAACATGCCCCATTTCATGCTTTATTATCCCTTCAATGCCTGGCTTCTTAGTCCATTTGTACTGTCCGTACATTTTTTCAGTCAATGATTTAGCATTTTCAGGAGTAAGGTTTTTATTGATGCCTAAAGACAAACTAATTCCTTTGTTCTGAATGTCTATTTCTGCTTTAGCCGTTCCATCCTCTATGAGGTGTACGTTTTTTATGATTCCTTGCAAGCTTGGATATTCTTTATAAATCTTAGCCAGCGCCTTATCCACTTCCAGTATAGTACGTTCATCAATTTCTTTCAACGTCGAATCATCGAAGTTTTCAAGTGTTGAGGATAGAGTATGTTTATTCCCATGCACTTTCTCCTTCCGCTGATTTCTTTTAAACTCAGAATGCGCCTCCAGAAAGTCTCCAAGGTTCTTCTGAGCCTGCCTCAGATTAGCCTTTGCCTCTTTCTGGTCTTCATCCTCCACAGTTCCAGCAAGTATCCTTTTACGCGTTCTTATCTCACGTTCCAATTTACGCTGGTGCTGCTCATTGTTGTAATTTTCTAGGGCTATTTTTTGGTCTTGCGGTTTTGGTAGCCTTGTCACGCCCTCAAAGTACGTAGCAAGCGTGTGCCTGCAATTTGGGTGCAGAAGTCCTGCCTTAATAGCATCGGACAGCAGCTTATACTTCTCTTTGTATTTTGCAATGTATTCATCATTGGGATGGCTAAAAACATCATCAATGAGTATTTGTCCCTGCCAAGGCAAACAAAGCTTACAGGCGTTCGCATGGGCTGATACAAAGACCAGATGCACACCTAACTCGTCACGCTTGCTGCCCTCACCGAGTAATGTTGCTCTATGGCTCGCTGTGCGCAATGCCATTTCCGCATAGTCTGCAATATTCACGTATCTTATAATCTCGCCGTTTTTATCTTTATAGGCTATACAGTTAACGCCCTTGGCAAGAAAATCCTCTGTAGCCTTATCGATTGCCTTACCAAGTGATATAGCCCCGCTGGACAGCTGAAACTCAGTCTTAAAGATTGTTTGACGGTACACGTCATCCATCTTGCGATATACAGCTTGTTGCACATCCTCAAAGTCATTTTTTGTTGATTTGATCAGTGCGTCAAGCTTTTTCTTGTTCATGCTGAAAAACTGTTTTTCCTGTGGAGGTTCTTCGCCAGGCAGAGCAGTGCTGACTCCATCCTGCGGCAGTTTAATATCAGCTTTACGCTCTCCTACGCTAAAGTGATTACGTAAGACCTGCTCAATCGCTGCGCTGATTCGCTTTTTAAACCTGTATATGACGCTGGTTGTCTCCTTGCGGTACTCCTGCAAGTTACGCAGTTTAGCCTTTTGCCACATTTCCCAGCTAAATCCGTGCGCCTGTTCTTCAACTTTATGATTGATAAAGTTACGGCGCAGTGATGCCACGAGCTCCATCTCCATTTCCTTGAAGATATCCCTCAGTGCATATGGATCTTTCACTTTCTTTGCCATTATTCACCTTCATAATCTTCTGGTGTAGGTATCGTACCGCCTAAATCATCAAACTCTGATATAACAGGCTCTTGAGTTTCCATGACGCCATTTTCAATACGTAGCCGCTTTATTTCTTCTGCTTTCCATTCCTCATCTTTACTATCACCATACATTTCATCAACCGATGCCTCAACTGACATAATGACTTTGCCTGGTCTTGCTTTAGCAACAGTTTCCACAGTCGCTTCAAACGATGGACTTGCATATTCCCCGAAATTAACTGTAACATCGACATCGTTACCACTCGAATTTTTTGTGTAAGTATCAAAAGCCTTGATAACGCAGTTTATTACCTCAGGAAGTGTTTTTTGTATCGCTTCAATGATGATATTTCTTGTATACAACGTGGTTTTTTCTTTTTCTCTCTGTGCTTCCGCATTATCCATCTTTTTTGTATCAATACCTAATGTAGATGGTGATATAACTCCCTGCAAACAGAGGTCTAGGAAAGAAATATAAGATTGTAGATAATTCTCAGAAGGGATGACAGGTTGCGTGACATTGATTTGATTTTCACCTTTTTCCTTCATGTTGCCTTCTATCATCAGGAATCTATCATCATATTGATTGAATTGCAGCATCTGCCCTGTTTCTGGATCACGAGGAATAAGCGCCTCCGGAATATATTGCTTTGTCCTGGCGGCTCTTACAGCATCTACCCACTGGCTGATAATCTCATCCAGCCCGTCAAAGGATGATGTTTTCTTATCAAAAATACTTTCTCCGCGATTCTCCCACTTTGTGCTATCCTTAATCTTGAACGGTACAGCCATTGCAAATCGACCGTAGACTTCATTTTCACCTTTTTCATCCGGCAATTTATAGCCAGCGAAGGCAACATCAATAATGTTAGCTGTTTGAGGGATAGTTGATAATGGCAAAGGATCATCCATGCCCCATTCTGTTAAAACATTTTTGATGTACCCCTTGCCGTAGTGCTCGTAATGAACATAACGCTTGTGTGCGTGCTTATATTCAGTCTTGAATACACATTCCGCAAAACGGCCACGTTCATAGACGATTTCCACCTTATCCCCAGGAACAAACTCTATAATTGGATATTGTGTAAGCTTCTTATCAAATGAGATTTTAAAAGCGCCGTCACCAATGAACAGCGCTTCTTTAATTGCCTTACGTAAAACCTCATTGAAATTGTTATCTTTGCTGATGTTATCCCAATCTATTTGCCGCGCCTCGACCTCGATGCCATTTAAATCGCGTATTACGATATCAGTAAGGACCTGCACCATCAACGAAGGAAGACCTGAATGAATCTTGCGTATCTTTATACGGGGGTTCGCTGCCCAGAAGTATGAATTGTCGCGCTCTAGTTGTTTGTAAAACTCATCAAGTTCTTCTGGATCGCCTCGCATCCATATACGATTTTTTATCGCATTAGACTCAAAGTTAAATGTTTCATTCAGATAATAAATGTTTTTCTGCGCAGGTGTGATATCGAGCCATGCTCTTATCACGTTCTTTGCTTTATTAAAAATTTTCATTGCTTGCCTCCTTCCTATGGATCGGATGTCTTGATATACTGCACAAATGGCAGCCATCCATACTGACCAGCATTGATCGTATGGTCATTTCTATCTTCTGGCTCGTATTTATCTTCCTGCCAACTGTAAACCTCCAGCTCTCTGATGTGATGTACGCAGTCATCAACAACTAGATAATCACCACGATATATCCACCCTTGCTGCATATGGATACGGTCAATGATGGTTGTTTCTTTCCATGCGTCGTTAAATGTATAAATACACGGGTGAGTCCGCTTATATTTGTATAACTCTGTCAGCGTAGCTTGGTCTGCGCAGTCAATAAATGCATGTTTAGCGAAGCCCCACGCCTTTCTGTTTCGCTCTAAAAAGTCCATTAATCTATTCACGACATCACTTGGGGCAAGGGGTGTATTTAGATCCGCATTGTTGTAAACTTCCTCGTTTAGTATGATGACCTTGCCACAGGTTGTAATGCCGATGAACAATAAAGCAATGGTATCCGGACTATTCGCTGAGTACGATGTATCAACGCCAACAGTAAAGTACCGATACGTATATTTCTTCGCATCGGCTTTTGATATGACATTTTTACTTCTACTGAAATTCGGAAATACAAGCCCTGTAGCACGACCACGTAGACCAAGAATCTTATTCTTATACATTTTCGTACCAGGTGCCACTGCCTTTTTCTTGCGCTCTATGGCTTCCTGCGACAATGCGGCATTATCGTTGAAGTTGAAATACCAGTGTACCCACCCTTTTTCTGCAGGCTGATTCAGCATATCCAATAATTCCTCGGGATAATCTTTTCTGTATCTTTTAAGAGGTCGTGACCTGTTAAGAAATTCATCATATACAGGCAACGATGGATCATCTGGATTGGATGTTGTCATCATATACTCGCATCTATGGCTAATCTCTCGTAAGAACTCCATGTCTGCAATGTTGACCTCATCAATATATACACAACCGACCTGGCCACCAAGGACCTTCTGCCAGCGCTTTTTGTTATCATATCCACATATATATACTATCTTAATGCCTTTGTTAGTCTTGTACTCAATGTGTGGTAATCGTATCTTACCTCTGCCAGATGGATAATACTCTGCGACCTTAGCAAACTGATCAAGCAGCATTCTCTCGCCATTGATAACGTTTTTCTCTACCGTTCCCAAATCAGCACCAGCAATCACATGAAATCGTATATCGGATGCAGCAACTTTACACATGAATTTGAAGACACCTACCGTTGTTTTACCGCATGCGGTTACGCCCTCCAAATACTCACGTTCTGTATCAATGCATAAGAAGTCTTTGAACTTAGGAGAAAGCAACAGCATAGGCTGTGTCATACATCATCACCCTTTAAAGGTTGCATTTGTTCTACAATACCTGTAATAGCATCCATTGCACATTGAGCACTATCATCTGGTGCGTTCTCGTTATCTGCTTTCAGCTTTTCCGTCTGTGCTCTTAACTGCTCAATCTGCGCTTTCTGTAAGTCCGTAGCTTCGCTATAATGCTTATCCAGCCACTTTAATGCAAACTCTTTGCTGACAAGTTTTATAGAGCAGCCGTCCTTGCCTTGTTTCACCTCTTGGATAAGTGTGCCGTCAATATCACATGATTCTTTTAGGTTTATGACATTCATCATGAATGTGTTTCCGTTTTTATCCTGCGCTTCTTCCTGCCCGAATGATAGATAATCGGTTACATCCGAATAAGCGATGTCGATCATTTTCTGGAAGAAATCCTCAGCTGTGTACATGGCCTGCTTTATCTTAGCGTCCTTGATTGCTTGAATATGCTCTTGTATCTTAGTATTTCTCAGTAGCATGCTTCCGTTTGTCATCGCTGTTGTATAATCACAATCATACACCTTGCGGTATGCTTTTGTCGCATTAAACCATCTTACATAATATAGACAAAAAAGGCGCTGTCTCTCGGTCAGCTCCTCATTGTTCAGTGTTTCTATTTCTTCCGGCAGCAGCTCTGTTTTAGGAGGTTTCTTTATGCCATTGTTCTGTTTAGGAGCGTTCCCTTTCGCAATGGGAGCGTTCCCTTTCAATTCCTCATCCCATTTATCAAGAGATTTCCACTTTCTGATGTCTGAATCTCTCTTACTTACAGCTTTAGCAATATCCTTTAGCAGCATCTTACCTTTGCTATCAAGATACATCCGCTTAGCTTCGTCTCTGCTGGGACTTCTTTGTCTTGGCATAGATTAACCTCCTTTCGTTATAATTCCACTTCAGTTGACTTTATTTCATCGATATAGCGTGATTCAATTACATTCTTGTTTATCACGCTTTCGTATGCTGCCATTATCTTTGGCATCTGTATTGCCATCCAGTCTATCATTTCCTCATTCGCGGCCCACGCCTCATGTGCAGCACTGCTCTGGTCCATGCCGGATTCAAACAAAAATGCATGTATCAGCTCGTGTCTCAATACATGCCTCTGCATTTCTTTCAGATTATCTGTTTTATATTCCGCAGGAATGTCTTCTTGCTCACTTATGCGGATCTCCTTGGTATAGAAATCTGTTTCTCCTCCTCTACCATCAAGGGAAGGAACATATTTGATTCTATATACTGTACCTAATACATTTACCTTCATTTTCTTTTTCTCCTATATTCCCAGTGTCTGCTTGCATCAAATCCTGCTGTGTTTTCAGTCCGCCTGCGTGTGTTTTCTGCATCCAGTGCCTTACGCTCTGCCTTGTACCACTCGCACGCTCCGTGGCATCCTGGATGGCGTTTAGGGCAGTCTTTACATACTGTGATCATCTTCTAGTACCTCGTATGTTTTTTTTGAAGATATCCGGCTTGCATGGATAAAACTCCCCATGAACGCCCTTAATGATGTAATCACCTGTTTTAGCTAAATGATCACCTTCCAGAGTTTTGATGATGATACCGTCATTGGTCATTTGTACCGGCTGGTCAATAAACTTTGAAACCTCTATGGTCGAATGGTATGATAAATCTTTTAAATGGTATGCATCCACTATGACCGGTTTCTTTCTTACTTTCATGTATATCATCCTTCCTGGGTAAAATAAAAGCACCACATGGGTGCTAATACATTGACTATCATTGATTTATAAATGTAAATCCGTGCCAACATGATACTGAAAATAAAAAAGCAATCAACATGTACATAATAGACAAAATCAACAACAAAATAAATTGAATATTGAAAATCAGCAATAAGTATTGTATTCCTAGCAAGAAAACCTGTATGATTAATAACGAATAATATGTTTCAACCAATATAGTTCCCTCTGTATACACTTTTCCATTTCTTTTTTTTGGTGTCTCTTTTATCATTGACTTCAACATTCCAACCAAATTTAGTTTCTCCATTCCAAAAAGATAAAATGTTGATAATATTCCTATTGCATTAAGAGCTTCCATGTAGTTGATTGCTTTTTCTGGTGTGAATTTTAAGTACACTATATATATCAAGCATGAAACTAGCAAAGGTGATACACAAATCCTTTTAAGAGATATCTTAAAAATATAATATAGTTTATTTATACTCATTGCTGTCATAGACTAAAAATCATCCTCCTAATTTCATTCTTCAACTCTTTTAGATTCAATGTTTTTCTTTGCTCAAAAGATTTGTACTCATTATCTCCAAAAACTTTTATTTTTTTAGCAAATACGCCATCGCTAAAATTAATTGCATTGCCATACTTATCTATTCCTTCAAATGTAAGTTTTCGAAAATCATTACTCGACATCTTCTTTACCACATTCTGAAGTTCATGTTTCTTAAAAGGCATTCCTCCTTCACGCATATAAAAGGTAGCTACTGCTTTGTCAGAGAAGTCATTATAACCAAATATACGCTCAATATCAGAATAACATGGAAATTCATCCATTTCTTGGAATAAACTTGCCTGTCCGTATCTATGTGCACAAACTTTGATTTCTGAAATCGATACTAAATCATTAATTGATACTTCAGACATAATATCATTTGCTTTTATTCGATAAATTTCCTCGAGAAAATGACTAACGTGTGTTTTCTTCCCGCAATAGTAAACAGAAAACTTAGTAATATTTTGATTTATCACTATGAAATCCTGAATAACCATTTCTTTTCCATGCAGTTCATCTACCAACGGATTTGCCTCCAATTTTCCCTTCTCACATACTCCATATTTTATTGGTGACTGCTTTCTTTGAATTCTAACAGCTATATAACCATCTTTAAAGATTTCAGCATTGATTACATCGAATTCAGTAAATTCGAGAGCACCCCAATCAACTTTTGTAATAGGAGTAAGCTCTTTATTGATAAATAAACATTTGAAATCCATTTTATAACCCCCTAATATTAGATATATTATCTATAATATACCATATTTTTAGGGGCATTTAAATATTATCATATATTATTACATTATCTATGTAACAAAACTAAATTAAAAGCACCTCATATTGGGTGCTGATTTTCAATCACTAATTTAAATGAAGATGATTCCATTCTCATTTGATAACATGGTATATCTTTGTCAACGCAAATTTCTTTTATTCTATTTTTCAAAACATCACTAGCTTTACATCCAATGTATATACTTTCAGCTGATATTGTTTTTATTCTTAAACCCATCTTTTCATTAGAATCATCAATATAAAGCATTCTCCATTCATTCTCATATTCCCACTCTTTTGATTTTGTAAATATTGCATTCAATTGTAATTCTTGTAAATTTTTTTGCTCCGATAACATATACAACCATAAAGGAGTAATATCATCCTTATAGTGTACGGGCATCAAAGTCATCTTACAGTCAAATAGCTTTTTTGCATCGTATTCAATACAAAAACCTTTATGGCAGTTAGCATAGTGCGCCCACATTAAATTCTTATATAGATTTTCATTTGAAGAAAGACAGCATACATGCATATGTTTTCTAAAGTCATCAAGTTCTTTTCTTACTAATTTATTTTTATTATCAGCAATCTTTTTTAAGTCAGGGTTTGTGTCATATGTTTCTTTCATTTTTTTATAAAACTCTGGTAATTTCATTTGCTTACTTAATAATGAAAAAAATTGTTGTTCAATATTCTCCTCTCCTAAATACAATCCACAATCAAATGGATCATTAAATTTTATAGGATTAGAGAACCACATCTCATTATTTTTTATAGTTTCTAAAAAATCATTATTGCCATCAGCATTAAAACCACCGCTGCAAAATTTCAAAAGCTTTTTCGGCATATTGTCTAATAACAACTTTCTGGATTTCTTGAAATTTTGTTTTACATAACTATCATAAAATGAAGTCTTCCATGAATTTGACATTTTACCACCATCCTTAATACCATCATACTACAAAGAAAGGTAAATTAAAAGCGCCCTTTTCAGACGCTTTACGCTGGTAAGTCCGCATAGGATTCCTTACCGCTATTTCCTTTTGGTTATACCACCAGGGCAACCAATATATCTAACAGGTTTTCTCAACAATATGAGGTTCATTCCTGCTTTGATATCAATCACAGCGCCTTTTTTATGTCTCCCTACATGAGTGCGCTATCTCATCATTGACCAACTCGTTTCCTGCTGGTTCGCCAAGCTCATTTCGTCAGCCCAGGCCCTTAAAACGCCTATCTCATTGTTTTTTAAGGATATTTGCATAGATAGGAAGATTACTTACCCTAATCTACAGACGATACATGGATGGGGGGGTAATCGTCTGTAGATTACGGCAGGCATCCTAAGATGCCGCGTAAGTAAACCGTAAGGGAGAAAGTGAAGCACAAGGAAGAGGATTACACCTCATCCCCCGTACTTCCACGCTATCATTATATCATGTCAAGCCTATCCTAAGACGGTACACTTTTACAAAATATTGCTATTTCTTGTGTATATACGGTTGATAGCTCGCTTTGTATATTTGTTCACTGTATCTATTGAGAATCCGGTTTCACGCGCCGCTTCACGTAAGTTGTCACATTGATACTTCATCACATATACCGAAATCACCTTGCATTGCGATTCGGTTAAGCAATCCATCCAATTTCTGATTTTTTCCATACGTTGATACAATGGCTCCTGCTCCATAGCGATGGCGCTTTCATTCATGGCTGCTTGATGCTGGATACCGTCCTTGCTACATTGCCCTTCTGGCGCTCGTACAATGCTGCCACCAGGCGACTTATGGTATAGGAAATATTTTTTATCAAGTAATTCACACCACCTTGATTTTAAAAGGTAATAACTCATAAGCTCTCCCTTTATGTATTTTTTCATATGTTTCTCTTTATCAAATTCAAACTCTTCCTCTTCCCATATCATTTGATTTTCCACCTGCCTGCTTCCAGATTGTCATACAGCCCTCTTACTATGCCATCGTACATCATTCTGCCAGTACATAGTTTGCGATACGCTTTAGCCTCTCTCTTGTTGTGATCAACTTTGTAATAGCCTTCAAGTCCGACAATTTCAAAATATTTGTCTTTGCCAATATCTTTAAACTTCATTCAGTCACCCCTTTCATTTAAAATGCAGATAAGCATAAATGATAAATACAGCAGGATGCACAGTGATAGATCAACCATATTTCCTTTTCAGCTCCTTTTCTGCGTTTCTCCATTTTTTTATTGCCATCCGGATAATAAACCACAACCGGCTGTTTGTATGTATACGGCCGTCTATGCTATTGTATTTTTTCATTTGTTACATCACCTTCCGCTTCTCAGCATACAAAATAATAATTCTGTAATAGATTTTTTCCGGTGTTCAGGATATGCATCTTTGATTTTATGCAATCTCCAATCGTTACTTTCACCTTTAAATTGAGTCGGATTCTCAAACTCCCTGTAGATATCTTCATTTTTTCTTCCTAACGTAGACGGTACTGGAACAAGCACACCAACACCATTTGGGATATCATGTATAACTTTTTTGTATAAC